TAACATTATTGTGTAAATGTCCATTAACATTTACGTTGGCACGATTCTTGCCGATAGCATTTCCCATGCCAATAATTTAACGCACAAGAAAATATTGTTGTTGTTTTTCTCACTCATATTATTTATGGTGAGATTTCCAACATAGGAGATAAAACCAATGACACAAACTTACATCTTCCTCGAAAACCGCTGGTGGTTAGTCACCCGTAAAAATGGCAAAACCGAAATGAAAATGGAGACGTCACACTAATGTACGCATTTCAAATTTATATGAATGGCGAGTTACAACCTCAAACCTTAATGTGGGAGAAACAACAAGAAGCAGAAAATTATCACTCTTTAATTACTTTGGGCATGGAGAATAAATCACAAGATTTTGTGTCTATTTCTGATGATTCAGGTGTTAGAATCACATTTCGCCCTTACGATGTTGTTTTTATAAAGACGCTTGACATCAAGCATAATTCTGATTTCAACATTGAATTGAAATTAATAGAGGCTAGAGTGAATGCACGTTTACAAACCGCCGTGCAATCCGACACGATTATTAATATGAACAAGCGGTTACAATCCTATAGGAGTTAAAAAACATGACTGAATTCAAACCACTCTCTAAAATGACCATCAAGGATATCGTTGGCGTAGCGTCTGGCGAGGATATCAAAAAGAAAATGCGTAATCTTGCTGAAGCGGCTGGTGCTAAAGGCGCTGAGATTGCCGCCATCGTGGGTGAAGTAACCGGATGGGGCGGCAAAGCCACTCAGTACGGCGATACCATCTTTTTTACCGGCACTTTCATTGCTCAGAACCAACAGGATGGTTCGCGTTACCGTTCATCTAAGATTTACCTGCCGAAAAATGTGAGTGAAACGATTAAAGGCGCTTTCGATACCCGTAAAACGGCGGAAGATATCATTAAGTTTCAGTTGACAGTCACGGTAATCGAGGATTCATCTGTTGCGGTTGGCTACAAATATGTAGTTGACCCGGCCCGTACACCTGAGGTTGTGAATAAAGAAGCCGCCATGGCTTCTGTCTTTGATTCATTGCCTGCGCCTCAGGCTGTCAAACAACTGGAAACTAAAAAGAAAGCTTCCTAATCATAAAATGGGCCAGACGTTTTTAAGCGTCTGGCCTAGTTTACGATATTCAAGGAGAATAGAAAAAAATAGCCATTACTATTACGTTTAAATTTTATCACCTTTTCCGGTGTTAGGCAATATAAAAGCGATGATACCGCTCAAGCATGCCAAGGCGGATTCGCCGCTAAAACCTGAAGCTAACATATATTGAATCGAATGCATTACAACGCCTATGCCAGCATAGCCGCATGGATTTTTAAAACGCGATAGCATATAACTAAGCGTTTTTAGTACCATTATTCCAAACCACTTTTAATGCGCTCCAGACATTTTTCAGCACGTCTAGGAGTTTTCCTATACCAATCAGAATCTTTGCCATGGTCATACGCCCTTTCATAATCGTGACGGGCCATACATTCGAGGAAGAAACGAAAGCCCAAAAAATTCCTAATGCCAAGCTGAAATACCATATTAGCCACAGCTCGCTTTCGAACATCTGATAACTTAGGAAACCAAGCCAGACTACTAATGCACCACTGTAAAACACGCGTGCAATCATTGGTGAGCATGAGCGAAATTTCATCTTTAGAAACTCCATTCATATTGTTGATGACGCGGCCAACGCCGATTGTGGGATAACCTACCACAGTTGTCCCTTTAGTGATAGGTTTTCCGGTTGCATCATCATAGACATAAGGCCGCTCGCCCTCATCAACGCGTAAATCGCGTTCTAGCGCGTCAATAATAGTGAAATCCGGGTCAATCATTAGCGGCGCATTCTGCTTGTGATTTAAAAGGGACAACATTATTTTTCTTGACAGATTCAGCACCTAGTTCATAGCCAAGCTGAAAAATATTAACAGCCAATTGATAAGCTACAAATGCGGCTACGCCAAAAATTAAGCCAGAAAAAACATCTTCTAAAACAGAGAAACGGTTCATTTTTTATTACCTTTTTTAGTTGCTGATATAGTTTGAATGATAACAGGCGATTTAAACATTGACAGCCCAATCGCCATAAAAATGAAACCTAATATAATAATCACAGCGCGAAAGAAGTAATCAGAAATGGTTGACGAACCGGCAGCACCGCCGGGAGGATTAGGGCTAATATTCGTACTTGTTGTTTCACTGTCATCTTCGCCAACACCATCTAACACTTCATTCATGTCTAAGATGTTTGTAGAATCTTTATTAGAACCGCTGCTATCTAAAACACCATCTTTATTTTTAGTAATCGTTAAATGCAAAGCTGCCATATCAACACCGGGCAGACCGGGTACACCGATTTGAATCGGCTTATCATTATTGACACCAGAAATTACACCGTCAATTGATACTTGTGGAACTGCCATGACATTATTTTTTATCGCGGCTAAAAATAGAAGGTAATGATGAAAGAACGCGTTTCATATTAAAAGGTGAAGGGGCGACAACTGAGCCTGTAACGGGGGGTTGCCCTGGTGTCACGCCGGATATACGGATAAATTGAGGGATACCTGTATAATTTGTGCGCGGCACGCTATTAGGGTCTTGAGTAAAAGTACCAGTGCGCGGCGATTTATTTTGCCAGTAAAGAGACATATTACAATTGACTCATATTAATCGTTGGAAACAAAGAGCAAATTTGACAACCTTTATCTTGTTTTAGATAGTCATCAGCATTTTGAAATCCTAACACATTTGAAGGCATCATGCTAGACCCTAGCTCACGAAACCCAGCGGCAAAAGGAGAATTATAAGTAAGGTACCATGGGGCGAAGTCATCATCTTTAACTTCGGTTGCTACCTTAGCATTAGAATCGTGATATTTTGAAACAGCCCAGAATCCGGCACCGGCAATAGTGAGGACTGAAGCAATAACACCTAATTTATCCATGGCAAAAAATCCTATGTATTAGTATAAGAGCCGCCAAGCGTTTTTGCGCCCGTAAACAGCCCAGGCGCTACAACGCCACCCCAATTTTTAACCGTCCATTCATTGATAGCGGCGACCGCTTGGCCCGTTTCAACGCGCAGACGATGCAAACTTTCTTGCAATGCGACATCATAGGCCCATGAATCATCTGCTTTCTTTTGCGCGGTATCCACTTTACCCGTTAGCGCCGAAATGGCGGCATTTACCTGTGACATGAAAGAATTGAGCAGGGTATTATCGGTGGTGGTTGTATTAATAACTTGTGTTTGAGTAGGTGCTGGAGCCGCGCCCGTTTTATTCATCACGTTATCGCGTACATATTGCCCTAACCAACCCATATCACGGCCAAGGCTTTCAGTATAAGCGACATAATGATCTAATTTCGTTTGAATATCCTGAATTGCTTGACTTGTAGCAACCCCTTCCAATTCGAGTCGCTGCATTACTTCGCTATGCTGATATCCTGCGAGTAGCGCCTGTAAATTAGTTGAAAGCGATGCAATAGAGACTTGCGCATTCACACCCGTTTTATATTTTTCAACATCGGCAGCAATGCCCGCCATGGATACTTGAGCGGTTAAGGTCGATTCTAAGTCATTGGATTTAGCGTCTAACCCCGTTTTATAATAGGCTAGATTATAATTGAGGGTATTCGCCTGTTTTTGTACATCGGCATTCATGTTAACGGTATTATTGACGGTGAGCGCTTGCAGCTTTCCTAACTCTAGATCGGCGGCAATTTTTTGACTGGCAACAGCGGCTTGCTGATTAACAGAATTCACCTGTGCCGAAGCCGCCATTTGAGCCACAGCTAATTGGCTCCCAGCTTCTACTGCGCTCGCATTTGACATAACGATAGGGGCTTGGCTATTACCACCGCCGCTGCGAAGTAATAAAAACGCAACGCCAACGGCAAAAACACCAACGCCAACGCCTACCGGATGCTCTTTAATGAATTCAATGGGATTAGCCATTTACTGTTTCACCACCATAAGTGTTATTATAGGGGTCAATAAGCGGCTGAAAAATAACTTGTCCCGCCGCTACACCGCCCACACCGCTTGTTAATAACATTTGTCCATTCACAAAAAGCGATGGCGGTTGCAACACATTAAACATCTGGCGTTGTGCAACACCGGCACCAATAGGCGTGAACTCTGTTAATCCCAGCGATTCAAATGCATAATTTTGAGCGCCTGGGTCTGGCAAATCTTTTTTTACCCAGTGATAAAACCCGGTAAAAATATCGGAAAACCGTTTAGGGTTTAAACGATCGCCATTATCATGATAACCGGCGGGACTAGCCGACATGCCGGAAATATCACCTTCAGGAAGATAGGCAGAACCGTAAGCCATATATTAATAACCGAACGAAAAGCCCTGTGAAATAACAGGCGAAACAGCAACGCCCAGACCTTGCGAAAACGCGTTGCCACCCGCCGTAATGACACCAGCAGTATTCGAATTTTTAGACACCAGCACGGCCAAAAAAGCAACGCCGATAATGGCGGTAGCAATTGAAACAACAGAGGTAAAAAGCTGATCCATATAAAAAAACCTTTCTAAGCGAAGAATGAGCCAAGGAAACCGTCAGCGAATCCGCTGAGAAAACCGCCGGCACTCCCTAAGATATTAGCACCGCCGGTTAAACTGCTCAAGTTAAATCCGTTACCGGGATTGCTGCCAGAGTTATTAACGCCATAAGAAGGCATCATGACAGGAGACACCACTATTTTTAAGTTTTCGGCAAAGGCCGAGCCGCCCGCCGCGATAACTTCAGCGGTAGCGGAATTTTTAGACACCAATACGGCAATCATGGCGATACCCACAATGGCCGTTAAAATCGCCACAATAGAAGTAAAAAAAGTATCAGCCATTAAAGGAAGCCCCCAACTAAACCACCAATAATTCCACCACCGCCACCTAATAAATCGCCAAAAAATCCGCCGCTATCACCACCACCGCCGCCACTTGTGGCGGTTGGCACACCGCCGGGTGGTAATGGCGCGGATGAAGTACCTTCTTTTAATGCTTCATTGAATTTGGTAAAGAAGCCCTTATTACTCAAGAAAATGACGACAATAATAAGGCCCATCAATGCGCGGCTAAATGGTTTTAGGGTGTCGTTATATCCCATCATCCCAATAATACCTATAGCGATTAGCCAATAGATAAAATTACCATCGCCCGTAAAATCTCTAACGAGTTGCGAACCTAACTGAGAATAGGTATTTTGAAAACCAGTAATGATTAGAATCAGCCCAATAAATACAAGCGCGAAAGGCATGATCACCACCCATTGAAGATATTTAAAATATCTGTTGCCGTTTGCGCATCCATTCCGCCGCCCGTTGCGCCACCCGATGGTAAAAAATCATCGAGTAAACCACCAGCGCCGCTAGAAGCGCTGCCGCCGCTACCCCCGTTAGAGGATTGCGGCGGTTTGCCGGATGCTGTAGACCCACGAATCAAATTAAGATAAACGGGTAATTCGCCGCGTGTCGTAATAAATACGACAAATGCAAGCAATATCATTCCAAAGATGACATTGCTTTGCTGCATTAGGCAACGCCGATAGCACGCGCTAGACCGGGAAATTTAGCGCCAACAATATAGGCAATCGCTAACATTCCAACGGTATATAAAAGCGATTTATTCATTACAAGACCCCTTTAAGTTCGCGCAAAATCATCATCCATGCAATAACAAGGCAGATGATTAGACCAGTGAATAAAAACCAATAGGTCAGCGACATCTGAGTTGAAAACGGTGATGCTGCCCATTTGGCTAGATTTGAAAAGACGGATTTAAGCCCGTCTAAAATTCCATCCATGATTAACCCCTATTAATTACCGTAAAGCGAACCCGCCTGAGTAATCTGGTTGATGAGTGCAAGCGATTCATAACCCATCAGGAATTGCGAAGCCACACCGCCAACGGTTGATGGGTTGACGATAAGCTGCATATTACCATATTGCACCGTCGAAATCGGTTTCACGCGATGGTCGAAATAATACATGCCCGTTGGAAAATCATCTTGCAGACGCAAGCGCGAAAACAGCGATGCAATATTTGGATCGAATTTCACGATGTTGGTATAGTTCGCAGACTGAATCGTGAAGTAATTGATATCCGTGCCAGCATTCAATACAGCGTTATTATCGTAAATAAGCGTAGTGCTTAGGAAGTCGCGGAAGTTGGCATAAGGAATCGGGTTATCTTGATTCGCTACGATACCAGATAGCGCCGTATTATTCAGCAAATATGCGGTTGAAAGATCTAGAAGCGGCAAAATAGGCCCGCCATTTACAACAGGAATTTGATCGAGATAATTCTGATAAACCGTAATCGTAAAGCTTGGCATAGTGGCAAGCGTGGTAGAACCGGATTGATAAACTGCCAATGTTTCGTCGCCGGTATTAGCAACGAACATGCCCGTATTAAGGGTAAGCTGTAGATTCATCGTCGCATTGACTACGTTCGCATAAATCGCGCCGCGTAAATCATTATCGGCATAAGCCAGCGGGATTTCATACATGGCAAAGCAGTTGTTACTAGCGGCTGCACCCGTGATAGCAGGCGGCGCCGATACGGTGCGGTTATAATTGGCGCCATATCCATAAGGCGAATCAATGGCAGTAACCGCCGAGCCATAGGGAAGTCGCGCTTTCGCACTGGCAATGGTGGTCAAATGCCAACCACTGGTATTAATACGCGTCTGGTTCGAAAGATCGGTAAACACGACATTCGAAAGAAGATTCGATAAACCAAGGTTAGTAAGCGTGTGCGTCTGACCAGCGCTACCGGAAATAGTAGCGGAAATTTCCACCACGAAACGTTTAATAAGACCCACATTGCGCACGGGAATATTAATTATGGTGCCTGGGCCTGTGGTGAAAGTCTGGGTAAAAATCGGTTGCCATTCGTCAATAGCATTGCGCAATACGACAGCGCGGGCCATCATATTTTGTTGCTGCATTTGCTGTTGTTTCTGTGCGGCGGTAGGTGCGTTAGCCATGTAGGGACTCCCTAAAAATTAACTGTCGGATTTATTGAAATAATCGGGCATAACAATATGCAACGCGATTCCGCCAATTGCTAACATGAGTAAGATGATTGCCCAATTGACGGGATTAGCAATCAATTCCCAATTGATAGGAATCCATTTCATAATTATGCCTTATTTTGCCAGAACTGAGCACCAAGGCCCAAAATCATAAAACCAAGGAATGCCATGAGTACGACAGTAACCCAGTTAGTGAAATTCCAGTGAAGATAAACCGTTTCCATTTAGAAGAATCTCCTTTTAACACGGTTGCTTTCTGCGACTTGTTTAAGACGGGTATTAAATCTGTTAAGAATAATATCACGGCTTGGAACTGGTTGCATCATAAATTTTCTATGCCGTTTTACATCATACCAATGGGAATGATATTCTTGCAAGCTTTCTTTCATATCAAAAGGAACAAAATCTTCTACCTTCTTTTGATCGGTACGAGAATTTAAATGGAAAACGCTAAAATAATCGCTTTCAGAAAATACAAAAGGCGAAATCCAAGCGGGCCGCTGCGTGAGAGAAATGATAGGAATATGTTTTGATCGCCCTTGTGTGAGTAATGCATTATATGCATGAAACCTTCTATATGAAGGTGTCATGAATGCTTCATCGATAAAGATACCGCAATTTTCCTTAGCCCACACTTGCCAGAAAAAATTATCGACTATAAAATCGCCGCCTTGCGGGGGATGCGCAATATAAAGACCGGGTTTATCCGGCACCTTTTTTAAATCACACTCTCCGATGCCTTCAATAGAATTTAGAAGGCTATCATATTTATAATCGATAATTACCCATGGTTGCTCATGGAAATTTGCATAGGATAAAAGCCATGCAGCTTTTTGCGTCTTTCCGCTGCCTGTGCGACCGATAACGGTAACGCGTTCGCTATTGGTAGGAAAAATGAAAGACACTTTTTATCCATGTTGGTAATTCATACCATACATCATATCAGGTTGCACCGTTTCCGCAACAGGCGCTTCTTTCTTCTTTTCTTCCCGCTTACGCATTTTCATAACCGCGATGCGAGGGCCATAAATAGCGCCCATGGCAAAAGCGAGATTAGCCCAATCCATTACTTTTTCTGAAGCGCGAACATCGTAATGACGTGCGACATTTGCCGCCGCCATGGCTAATTTTTCCGATTCGCCCTCTGACAGTGCTAATTCCGGCGTTTTGACAATCGCCGCAAGCATTTGATGTACAGAAAATAAAAGCCCGTTTAAAGCGCTTATATCCACCGGCGGGGCTTGGGTTGCCCCAGTATTTTGCCCGCTGTTTTTTCCTCTGGGACGATAGTTTGGCCCTCTTGGCCTTCCTCGTTTTCCGCTAGTTCCGCTGGATTCACTGAAGGGTTCTGCTCCGATTTCGGCTGGGTTAATGATTGGAGATTCTGCGATATGTTCCCCAGCATTTCCGCTATCGATAGTGTCTGCGTTTCCAGGGAGGTTTGGCGTTGGCTCACCTCGTTTAACGAATTTTCCATTGATGCCGCGTGTTGTCTCAGCCATGATAATTCCCCTTGTGTTTCTGCTATTGATTCCGCCGCCTGTTGTTCAGCTTCAGCCGCCGTGACATTGGCAAGCGCCGCCGCCGCCGTTGCCGCGGCCACCACCACTTCAGCGGCTTCACCCGTTTTTTCCGCGACAATTGCGCTCGCAACATCAGCGGCGGCTTCTGCTTGCGCCGCCTCCGATGCTGCAATGGATTCCGCCGCGACCGCTATTTTTTCATCTGGCGTACTCATTTTTCCGTTACTTCCAAATTTGCAATGCGTGCCGCGAATGTATCATTCAGCGCATTGACATGTTGATTAATAAGCGCTTCAAGTCGCTCAATATGATTATTAACCTCTGTTTTATATGCGCCGAATTCAGCGGCAAGCGCTGCAACGTCAAGTGCAACCGCGCCAGTATCCGGCGAAGGATCATTGGTGGATGGCGAAATTTCAGCGGGGCGATCAAAACCCCCTTCAATCGGCAAGTTATCTTCGAAGCCCGCAAGTTGCGCCTGCGTCGCGCCAATAATGGGACTATCAAATTTTTCGTTACTCATGTGTGGATTCTCCTATTTTTGGTTGAAGTAATTTTAAAATTTCTTGTTGATTTTCTTCTATGCGATTTAATTGTAATACGCGATGGCTATATTCAATTTTCGCCGTTTCCATATTTTGTTTCATGGCTACCGGGTCAATGCCGAATTGTGCCATGAGCATTTTTACCATGCCTTCATACATACTACCTCCCTCCGAATTTTTGAATTATGCTATTGAAGAAACTTTTGACGCTTGAACATTACAATAAAGTGTTTTTACTGTCAAATTGGAAATACTGTCAATTTCTACAGTTAAATTAGTGCTAACCGAAGCTTGGGGATAAACATTATGCAGTTGCCCTACTTCAATTACTTTTATCACTTGTTCGACATTAGTAAAAATAACAGGTAATTGCCACATTAAATTACCATTATTCTTTATCGTAATAACGCGAAATTCTAAAGCGGGTGTTGCGGCCAGCGCATATAAATAAATTTGCAATCCATTCACAACGATATTACTGCTTAACAATGTCGGATGAATTGACTGTGCTGCGACGGTCAGGTTAATTGTACTAGTTTTAATATAACTCGAAATTGGTACAGTACTGCGATTTATGCCGCTGGCGGTAGTTCCGAATATATCACTACTAAGAAATTGCTGTAACCCAAATTCTGGAACAAATTGATTAAGGGCGAATATATTAGCGACGTTAGTTAGTTGTGATTGTCCGTTAGGAGAAATAACATAAAAACGCGGCGTTCCTTTCCCAGTAATGACCGGAAATAATTGTGTATTTCCACCTTCTATATATATTTGATATCCAGTATCTTCAAAAATAATTAATATATCATCGCAATAACGCGCATCAACATACATAGAACAAATTTGAGATAATGGCGGCGGGTTGCCAGCGCCTAAATCGACAATAAAATCAGGCGAGCCGCCGAGATTATAGGGTATTTGGATAGGAAGACATTTCATCCCATCGGGCGCGGTCTTACACATATCAATGGGGATAGCACCCCAATTACCTTGAGGAAGCGGCCTAGCATTGGCGACGGTGTTAGGATTGATTGGTACCGGCATTATCAACCTCTTTCAATTTTGCAACCGCTGATTCTAATGCAATATGAATAGCGTTGATTGAAAAAGATATTCCTTGATTAACAAGGCTATCGATTAGAGCGCTTTTAGCCGCATCGAACTTTTCGGAGCCGCTCACGCCTTCGGACTCAGCCGCTTTAACAGCGGCAAGAGCGGCGGCGGTGAGGACTTCGCCGCCGCTCTTAGCTACTTGCATCATCGCTGCATGGAAAAAATCCAATACCGTTTTGCCGATTGGGCTAAAAAAGGCTTCAAGATAATCCAGTATCGCGCTGATGCTAAGCTTCATTTTTAAACCTCAAACACGCCGTTAGCAGTAAAGGTGATGGTGTTGGTCAGCACACCGATACCGGGCGATGCCACCGCGTAAGTAATCGGCAAGCTGGCCGTGGTCACGGGAATTGCGCGGTAAGTGAGGTAAGCCGTAGCGCTCGCCACTTCCGACAATACAGCGTTGGCAATAGGCGTCGAGTTTTCAACGCGGCCTGTTCCGCCCCATACCGCGCCCGCAACCGTCGCCGCCGTGAATGGCAATGTAATACGCAATGCGTCAGTCAGCGTGGTTTTAGTCATGGTGGTGGTAGTGACAAACAGCGAATAAAAGCATAAATTGCCGATAAGCGCGAAACGGCCAACACGCGTGCCATAAGTGGCAACCGGGTTATCTGTAGCCCCTATCAATGACGGGGTGTAATCTTGCCAAGTAAGCTGAGAAATATTACCAGGAATATAAGGCGCGCCCATAAAAGTAACTCCTAAAAGAATTAGACTAAAAAGATATCAGACAATAAATAATAACTCAAGTAGTTAGAGTTTGTAAACTGGCATCCGATAAACGTGAATTATAATATTGAAATTCCCGCATATGAACCGGCCCGCCGCCACCCCCTGCGCGTTTGCCTAACCAAATATTACTCACATTCAAAGATACGTTACCCGCGCCGGATGCGCCAAGTGCGCCATTATAACATGATCTAATATTACCAGCTTGATAAGCTAAAGCGGCTTTGCAAATTTGGTTAGCTGTGGGAATAACGCCGGAACCATTACCATATTGTAAAACACCGGTTGCGCGTGTGATGCGTGTCGCTAAATTAGCGCCGCCGGAATTATAATAAATTTCCGATAGGTTGTTAAAACTCCCATCATCGGCGGCAACCGCTGGCGGGTCGTTCGCAATGCCCGTATAAGGATAAGAATAACATCCGTAAAGCGTGCCTTGCAATGTTTGATATCCAGCATTCGAAGCGGTAACAGATAATGAATCTTCAGCACGCGTTACCGCGCCCGCGCTTGTTTTAATAGGCGAGGTAGGAACCGAATATTGCTCACATTGCGGTAATCCAATACGCAATGTAAAATCAAACGCGCCTGTAGGAACGCACCCAATATAACATGATATACCCGTGGTAGCGCCCCCCGTTAAAACACGGTTTAATCGATAACGATTGACATTGAGATTACCCGTAATAGGTGACATGGTAGCAATGGAATTTGGCAAGCCTGGAAATTCGATAATCTGCAAATAAGGGCTAGTCGCATCAAGCCCCGCTAATGAACCGCCAACGAGAGTAACAAAACACGAATAATTCCACCGCTGATTTTGCGCCGCCGTAATAGGGGTGACAGCGACATTAATACCAAAAGCGTTAGTACCATTCCCCTGATAGCGTATATCGATATAATCAATACCGTTTTCACTACCAATACTTACAACCTCTCTAGATGTAACGCCAACGGCTGTGCCTATCAGCCAATCAGTAGGAGCCGAGCCGCCGCCACCAATAACGCCAACAACCGCGCCTTGCATGGTATTATTAGTAATGGAATTTGTGGAAGATGGTTCTAATAATATGCCGCGCAATGCGCCCGTCGCTGGATTACAATCAAAACGCGCCTGATTAACCGCCGCCTGTGTTAAATTGGATGATGAATTAAAATAATAAGCGATAGAAGCCCGCGTAAATGTCATAGAGGCAGGAATTGCGCCAGACATGAAGTTAGCGGGAAAAGTAGGGACAACGCCGCTATCATCAAAAAGAGTATATAATCTATGCAGCGGAAATATCATGTAGGTCTAACATTTAGTTCTAACGTGCGTGCGGCCCCTTCAGCGGTGCCACTCACAATTTTGATATATTGAACACCCGCAAAAATGGAAGGTGTTAAAATAACATATGTCCCTTGCGTAACGGTTTGTTGGTATATCACACCGTTTTGATACATATTTTGGTAGGTACCCGCTAAGGTGGTAGCAGTCTGAAAACTTAGAACAACGCCCGTAAATGCGGCGGGTAACTGAATGCCGCACAGCGTTTTATATTTTAAATCAACGGCGCTGCTAACGGTTGCCCCCGCTGCAATGGTCGCGACTTCCTGTGTGATACCAACACCATATTGCCACATGGCCGAAGGTACCGGGAAAGTAAGGAGAGAAATATTAATGATAACATTAGTTTCACCACGCTGAAAAGTTTGTACCGTAAATTTAGGCGGGTTATTCATTAAAACGGGCTGATAACCTTGAGAAAATGCGGGCCAAGTTAACACTTGCCCTGTAGTGCCACAGGTTAAAATAAACACGCCTGGATTATTAGAGTTATCAACGTAAACAGCTTGAATAAATTCGATTTTATCGTCCGTCTGTTCTGAAACTAGATCGAGCGATTGCGGGTTAGCGATACCAAAATCAATGGTCAGTGGAATGCAACGCGGCCCTTTTTTGGGAGCGAATCCATTGGATGTTTCCCACGATACGCGATTAAATGACTGTTGCGGCGTTGCCATAATTATTCCTTATATATTTTCAGTATCTTCATTTTCGCGCTGCATTTCCAAATCGCTTTCATATTCATCATCTAAATCTTTAATCCAGCGAAGCGGGTAAGGGTGCGAGCAACCCTGTAATTCCATTTCATATTCTAAATTAGATGCTGGCTGTAAGTCAACCAGTTGCTTATGCGGTTTCGTTTTTGCGATATTTATGCCTTGGCGCTTATGCGATTTACCATCAAGGCGTAAATCCCGGTTTCCTTCCGTGAAACAACCGCGATATTGCCATAGTGTGTCAGAACTACAGGCAGAACCCATCCCAATTAAACGATGCATGGATATTGATATTTTTTCCTCGCCCGCTTTCCAAGCCGCAATAATTTTATCCGGGGTTTTCATCGAGTCTTTATCAAAGCCGCGTGAAAAATGCGAAAATTCTTTCCCCCCTAAATGCCACCAGTACACGCCCGCCATGGCAATCGTCATGCCAATCGGTACAGGCTCTTTTAATTCCCATGCGCCCATGGCTTTAGTACGCGATAATTCCAGCGGCAATTCCCTGGTTGTAAATATACCGTCAGTAGCAAAGCCGATGACGCTATTAGGGACGCATAAGGCGGCTTCATACAAACGCGCACGCGTTGCAGAAGTAATATACCCGGCCCATTCAAGTTGGTGATAGGCCGGGGGGTTATCACTTTTCCCGCCCAATTGCTGTGCTGTCTTTCCATATAAACTATTCAACCCCAATTTAATAATTTTCTCGCCGCCGGTCTGCCATTCGAATTCTGGGTTTTTCACCCATTTTTGCCGTGTAACATAATATTCCGGTATCCAGTGAAAAGGCTGATGGTTACACACCTGAATATATTCGTAAGATTCAAGTACTGTAACATATTCACCGTATTTATCATATCCCGCTTTAAATTCCGGGTACCAATACCAGCCCTCGCCTTTTGACGGGAAACAGATTTGCATTTTGTCATTACGGTAAAAAAACGGGTAAAACCGCTCACCTTCCGGTAAATCCCATTTGATATGCACTAATGAAAGCAAATTCTCGCCGCTCGGAATATGGTCACGTTGATAAGACCAATATCCGCATTTCATACACGGCATTTTTTCCATGACGGAAGGATAAGCGGAATTAACATCGTAATCATACACTGGGCCGTGATGTACCCCTATTTTACACACTTCAATTCTGCCACCCGCATACGCGCACCTTATTGCCTCTTGTACTGATTCATCACATGGCGCTTTAAATTCCGTAATATGATGCTTGCGCATAATAGCCGCCGCCACCGCGCCAGCGCCATCCCAGCGATTACATTTTAAATCCAGCCCTGTAATTGCATCTCGCACTTTATCCATTAATTCAACCAGCGTTTCTAATTCCGCCGCATTATATGCATTGATTTCCGATTGTGGCACTTGCGCAAAATTACCGCGTAAACCTTTCATACGTTTTATCAACTCATAATGTTTGTGCGTTTTTCCCAGCCATTTACCGATAACACCAACAAAACTTTCTTGGAAAAAACCGAATACGTCCCATACGGTTATCTTACTTTTCCAGCACGCTACTTTTTTACCCTTTTTATTATCTTTCCAATAAAGGCCGCGCCGAAGTACAAGCGATTTACGCGCTCTATATTCGATACTATATTTTTGATTTTGCGATTCGTATTCGTAAGTTTCGCCTCTTGATATTTTCTGTAATATGTCACGCTCAAAACCATACATAAGCATGTGATTAATATCATAACTACCAGCGAAAATAATAAAAATGGCTCTTTTGTGGGAGTCTGACAAATCCAAAAGAAAATCAATACACTGTTGACTGTCAAGCCTACCGTTAGAATTAAATATAGATTCGCCTGTAGAAGCGGCCAAGAGAGTATAATGATGGGCTTTGGTTTCATAGCTTTTACCCGTTTTGCCAACTTGAAAAAATAACGTGTCGCCAACGCTTTCGCCTTCACCGTCAAGCGCTATAAACTGGCCATCGTCCCATTTCGTTTTCCGCTTACCGCGCCCGGATTTGGGCTGGAACCCCGCCGCCTTTTTGCGTGCGCGATATTCGGCGGCGCGTTGCGCGGGTGACTTAGACATAACCTTGCGCTTTTAAAAACCAATCGCGGATATGAGGAGCGCTTGATAAATACCATTGGAAAGACTGGTCACTGATTTGATATGCAACACATTTATATTTGCCTTTCAAACCCATCTTAGGAATATCCAGCCGATATTCCTCGCCTTCCACAAATATTTCAGGCGATAACACCGATGTTTTTATGCTATTACCATCACTACGCTCTAAATATAAATATTGTTTTGGTTTATGCATTTAATTGTAGCCGTCCTTCCTCAGTAATTAAATATGCCATATGCGGCGATTTGCAATTAAAACAGGAGAGTTTTGTAACTGTAGTACGCAATAATCCAGCACCTTTTAAAGCTGACACTTGCGCACGAAATGAATCATAATTAGCCGCCCATTTTTCTGTGTATCGTTCATACGCCATAACAACAGTAAGCGGCTCTTTTGAATTAGCAAAAACTTTTAGCATTTCTTTTTTAGTACACACTACATCCCCCCGCTATAAACTGAGGGGGTTTCTCCGACTGGAATTGTATCTGGCACTCCATCGCGTCGCGTGGTTTGTTTTAATGCCCGTAATTTCATGAATGGGTCTTTTGATTTCAAATCTTTGACGATTTGTTTCATTTCTTTAGATTCCCTTGCTTGTTTTCTTAACCCCCGTTTTTTGTCACGGGCTTTTTCATTAGGCTTATATTTGCCTTCCTCTATTTGCTTGTCAATAAAACTATCTAGTAATTCATAATAGCGTTTTGTTTTTTGTGCGGATGATGCGCGTTTGTCACTAGGCTTACGCCCTACAATGATATCGCGTTGCCGCCTGGAATATGTCGCGCCCGTTTCGACATCGACATAACGCCGCGATTTACCGCCTAAAGGTCTTAATATAGCCATCCCTGCCACCCTTTTTTACTTGACGAAAAGCAAAAATAGTGCATAACTATTCCTGCCTTCCTGCGAAAACCCCTCATAGCTCACCGCCTGAGGGGTTTTCTTTATCCCCTTTTTATGTTATCAGGGTGCATTATTTATAGCCTTCTTATATCAAAAACGCTATATGGCAAGAATACCAGATTTTGTGATAAAAATATCACTTCCTTTTAATCTTATCGCGCAAGCACTTAGGCGGATTTTCATCCGTAATGTCACAGATTAAGTGACAATTTCCACACATCATTTGATCGTTTTGACGCACGGCAAGGCAAGGTAAATCAATAGAAGGCTTAGGCGTATATCGCCCCGAATGTTTTACACACCAGATAGAACCGTAAACTTTCGATTCACGGCAATATGGATGAGCGCATGTCAATTTTTTATCCACCCAAAAAGAACCCCCATAAATATCCCCAACAAATAAGACAATATGTGAGTATAGGCTAATGTTTCTTCTATGCTATTCATGACAATACCAAATAAGTTATAGTTAAAATTCCTATCATCCAGCCGATGACGCTTGCAAAATTTAGGTACATATGTTATGCTACCTCTAGCATAAATATAGTAAAAATACATGTTACAATATAAAGGATGATATCGCCGTTACGATGAATATAGTTAACTAAATGTATTACGCGCATTCTTTGAACTCCCCATTGATGATTTTCGTAGTATGTATGGTAGTGGTTATGATTTCGTTAATGAAACCGGAAATTAAAACGTCCCAATGAGCAAGCGCCATTTTTTTACTGTCAGTATCAAGAATCATATGAACTGCGCCAGATGGGAGGTTGATATAGACTTGGTAACGGGTGACACTATTCTGCATATTTAAACGCCTCTTTTAAATCGTCTTTAATATCTATACATAAAGACAAATCGTAAGACAAACGTGTTACTTCATCATTGCTATTCGCATTTTGTATGCAAGTTTGAAGCAATGCAATTTTATACTCTAATAAATCTAACATCGTTTCAAACTTCTTTTTAGCGCGTACTTCTTCAGAATTAGCCATAAAATTTTCCTTTCAAATTTTTCTCAGCCTAAAATTTTATATCAAAATTTGCAACAACAATATTTTCTTGTGCGTTAAATTATT